AGTCTTATTCTTTTCTTCAGGCCTGTCTTTGCCTTTGTCCTTCTTTTCAGGCTTGTCTTCAGGCTTCACGTCTTCATTGTCATCTTCAATGTCATCATCACCAAACGTCGGCAAGTCAGGACCTTCATCAAGAACAGCCTGTGTTTCGTTTTCAGGGTTCACGTCTTCACCAAGCAAACCACGCCTTTTCAACTCTTCAAGAGCAAGCTTGTTCGTGATCATTCGCTTGTCACGCAAAAGTGTGATTGCCTTCACGTCTTCTGAAGCGTGCAGACCGACAGCGAAATCATCAAAGACATCAACTGAAACATCTTCAGGAATGACATCTTTATTCCAAGCAGCAGCCATTGCAAAGATTTCATCACCGAACGTTTCAAGTCCACGAATCCACAACTTGATGTCAGCGTTCATCCCCTCTTCAGCAATTGCTTTGCCTGTTGCAGTTGCTTTTGATGAACGCTCTTGGAAAGGACGCATACCCAAAACTTCCATCCAATCCTCAATGTCCTGAAGATCAATGCGCCCAATCTCAGCACCTTTGCCTGTGTTCTCGACAAAAGACATCTTTGCATTTTCAGCAGTTGAACGAAACAAAGCAGAAGGACCGACAGTGACCTTTTGATCCATGTCTTCATCAGTCACACCAGACATGAACAGGATTGCATAGCGAACGAATCGCAACAGGTGACGTTGATCAGCGTAGCTTTGCCAGTGTGCAAGATTTGCCCAAGCAAGTTTTTCCATTGGTGGACGCGCTGTCATGAAACCTGTGCGCTCTGTGTAATATGTCGCTAAAGGAATTCGATCAAACGTGTAATTCCCTTCGTTGACAATCATGAATTTGCCCGATTCAGGATCACGCCGATGAAGCTCCCAAGAACCAGGAATGCGAACAAGTTGACCGTTTGCTTGAACGAAATCAGGAGCATTCACAACGCGAACATGAGGAACGGAAATTTCACCGTAGTTGCCGACAGTCTCAGTCCTGAATTCCTTGATCCTGATTTGCATCAATTCAAATCGACCGTTCACGCGCTTTGAACGCCACGAAAACAGTTGATTTGCTTTGACGTGCGTGAAGTATGGATGAAGGTTTTTGTCTTTCTCTTCACCAGCATCACCAGCACCTTCAGCGTCAAAATCAACGAAAACGTGACTCAGTCCATGATTGACAGCGTCAGCGAAAACGTCCTTCAAAAACTGTGTGAGATCACGACCAGTCAAGTCAGCGTTGTCAAGCAACAGAGCAGCCTTTTCAGGCAACTTCTCTTCATTCTTGACTGTCACGGGATTTGAAAAAGGTTTTGAAACAACACGTTCAACACCGTCTTCATATCCTGAAAACAGAATTGCACGCTCAAGACGCAAGGCATACGTTTCAGGTGCTTCTTTTGGCTCTTTCGGCAACCACTTTTTGCCAGCGTCACGCATTGCATACGTTCCACCAAGCAAGTCATCAATCAAGCACCAAGCTTTTGACATCGCATCAAAAGCAGGACACATTTCATCAACCTTGACTTCATCTTCACCGCTCTTGACAGCAGGTTTGACCATTGGTCCGAAAACGCTTTGACCCATCATTCAGCCCCTAATCGTGAATAGAATCACGCAAGAAAAAAGTACCGACTGCAGAAGTGATTGTGTCCCCTGCGATTGTTCGCATCAACTCAAGGTAGTAAGCACCTGCAGACATTGAAGCAACATCAGTTGCAGCAATTGGAATTGAAACTATGTTGTTGTTTGCGCCGCTGATCGTCATTGAAGGCTTTGAAACAACAAATTCATTTGTTGTACTTGCAGCAGTTGCAGCAACGCCGAATTCAATTGCAGTTGCTGAAGTCAGATCAGGAAAAGTCCCATCTGAATTTGTCAGCGTGAAAGAAATGACAATGTCATTCCCTTTGAACATTTCAACATCTTGGTTTCGAGTTGCCATTCTAATTTCCTAACAAGTTGACAGTTGTTTGATCTTCAGCGACCAGTGAAATCGGTATTGCTGGCTCATGAACATAATCACCCATGATCAGCCAAACAACGCGACCAGGAGTCATTTCAACATTGAAAGTGTAACCACCAGAACCGTCATAGTCAGCAAGCGTTTCAATCTCACCTGTTCCGCAATCAAGCAGTTGAACCGTCCTTGCAGCAAGTCCCAATTCAGGGAAGTTGTTAACGTCAATGAAATCATCCCAAGTTTCAGTGACATTCAAGAAACCACCTTCAGCAAGCGTCAGCGTGAAGTTTGAACAGCAGAAACCAAGCACGTCATTGAATTCATCATACCAGCCTTGCGAATGAACATAGGTTGATTGCGTTGAAGTCAGCGAAAGTGCTTCATCAACCTTCCGACGAACAACAGAAGAACCATTCATTTCAAACAAGCGTTTTGAAGTATGGAATCGTCGCACCAACGCTTCCTGCTTCCACCATAAACGCGCAATGAATTCATAGTGTGGGATGGCTGCTTCAAACCAATCATCAAAGTCAGCTTCACCTTCAAGAGCAATGAAATATTCATCACGCAAAGCCCAATATGCGGAAACAGGCATCAAGTGACCACCTGCAAACCAGTAGGCAAAATAACTGTTCAGGATTTCTTTCTTGTCAACAACACCGTCAATCGTGAATGAATCAAGGTTTTCATTTGCACCTTGCCCGAATGAATTGAACGTTGAGTGTCTGATCCTGTCACCGAATTGTGCAGAAGGGCCAAACACCTGTGAAGGTGAATCAATGACAGGACCAAAACTGTTCCAAGCAAAGAAGTCAGCAACCTTCACAGAGAAGTCTGAAGGCCATTCGTGCATAACAATTGCATCGACAACATCACTTTCAGATCGGAACAAATCAGAGATTGAAAGAATTCCAGGTGTGAACGTTTTGTTTCCGAAACCGCGATCAGCAGAATCAGCATTTGGGTCATCATTGCAGGATGCGCCGTAAAAACCTGCAACGTCCAAATAAAAACCATGAATTCCAATTGAGGCAAACTGATCAACAATGAATGAAACAAGTTCAGCGTTGTTTGCCGAATCAGCAAACGTGAAAGCAGCATATTTCAAACGCCCTGAAACGCTCAAATGTTGTGTTGTGATTGGCTCTTCAGAAGCATCAAGATCAGGCTCTTCAGAGTAAACATAACCTGTTCGAGTCTTCACCGTATCAGCAAGAATGCCAAGAGCAGCAGCGTCAGTTTCAATCACGTCTGCTTGAAATGGCAAAGTGTAAACAATGACCGTCTGCTGAAGAGCAATTGCCGCTGCAACCTGTTCAACAAAGTTGTTGTTGAATGGCGTGTGTGTTGGAGCGAATTCGTTCAAGTCACCAGGACCGGAACCGTACCAACTTGACAGCACTGAATGCGAACCACCTGCAAAGAATTTCTTGATTCTCTGATTCTGTTCAACGAATTTTGAGAAGTCAAAACCAGAACCACCAGAATTGAGCCATGAAAAGCAAGTTGCTGATTTCATCTTTGCAGGAAACGTTGAAGCAGGATCATTGATTCTTGGTTTGTCGAATGCAGAGAATGATTCAGCTTTTTTTCTTTCAGCGTCATATCGCAAAGCATCATTGAAATCACCTGTCATCGGTCTAATTTCGAGACCATAGCCGAAAGGAATTTCATCACTCTGATTGTTCACGCCAATTGAATTATCTTGAGGAATGAAGCGAACGCGAACAATCAAGTTATCACCTGCACGCTGCACAGAGAAAATCTTGTTTTGACCAACGTTGTCAAACGTTCTGAACAGAACGCCTTCATTCGTTTCACTGTCCCATAGGTAGATTGCTTGTGAATTAGCAATACCACCTGCTGAAGGTGATATTGCACCGACAGGCTCATCATAGGCAACGATACCATCAACAGCATCAAGCACGCCCTGCCCACCGCGATCACCAGGACCAGGATGAACAAATTTGAATTCTTCTGCTGTTGGGATTTCATCAATGTCATCAAATCTGACAATCTTTTGTGACACGCTTGGAACCATCAACAAAGCTTTGCTTGTGTCACCATTGCCAGGAAGTTGAACGCGAAATTCAATTGAGCAATAATCAAAGGACCATAAAGCAGAAACGAATGAATCCATTTCAATCGAAGGAACAGCCTTCATTGAACCGTTCACAACATCAGCAGTCCAATTGATATCAAAGTTGAGAAGCTTTTGCGCGAACTCAACAAGACCTTCAGTCAATTGAAGCTTCAAGTCGATGTCAAGCGGCCCAATCACAGAGCCGTCATCAAACATGTTGAGCATTGACCATTCATTGCGATTGCGAGCAGCATAGTGATCGTCAATTGTGCCAACAGCACCCATATGATGATCAGCAAAATCAATTTCAACACCGTTCGCTGTCATCTTTGTGAATTGATAACCAGCAGCAGTGATTGCTGTTGTGTGGTGAATTGGTTTCAGCACTTTCAGTGACCCGAAAGTTTCGTCGTCATAGTCAAAGATTTTTGCAATGCCGTTGTCAAACTGAAGCGTCACGTCATCACCGACAAGCGTGATGGGCAATCCGATTGCAGTATCAATGTAAGCAATAAGAGTTGAAGAGGATTCAACGCCTGAATCTTTGTAGATCAAGACAGCTTCACAAGAATCACCTGAAACAGCACTGAAGACAGCGTCAGCAGCATCAAAGATTGAACCGCTTAATGACTTGCTTGCAAGAGTTGTTGAAGAGACACGAGCAGCAACATCCACGTCTGCAAAGTCTTGATCATTGGCAAGATCAACAGTGTAATCAGCAGCGTCAATCAGCACTGCTTTGATTGTGTCAGACAGCAAGTCAATATTGCTGTTGATGATTTCGGATAACCCGAACGTGAAAAATCCGTTTGACATTTATTGAACTCTAAACGTGTACTTCAAAGAAGCAGTGAGGTTTCTAATTATCTCCCATTCGATGGGAGTAAGTTTCTTTTCTTCCGAGAAATGGACCGTGATCCAATACATACATTTCGCGTCAAAACCTATAACCGCTTGAGCCGAAGTCTTGACGCCTTCTCGACCATATACACCCTTTAGGATTGCGCTGTCACTTATGTCCTTGACTAAACCTTCGCGATGCCCTTCAGGATTTCTGATCAAATCGAACAGCATGTCGCTTAGGTGGCTATCGCATGTAACCTTTTCCCAGACAACGTCGGTCGTTCTTGGGAACTCCCAAACCACCGTTGAGTAAAGACGGGACGATTGAGGTGTTGGGATTCCGTTTGTGTTTGTGCAATCAAGAATCCGAATCTTCAACGCACCGAGTGCCTCGCAAGACTCTTCCAAGTCCCTTTCCATTCGGCGAATTGATCGAACGCTCAAAGCCCATCGCCGACGAAACCTACCATCCAACCATTTCTTGATTGCTGCAAATAGTCCTGTAGCTGTTCCGATTGCCAGGATGCAGTTTATCAGAGCCTCACTTATGTTCACCCTTGACTACTTAGCCTTGTTTTTTTTATCGTTTTTTTCATAAAAAAAGGACCGCAAAAAATCCACGTTAGTTCAACAACGGGTTTCGCGGCCCTACAGAAAGCCTTGCCCAATGAAAAGCAAGAGTCTTCATTGCTTCACTCAAGAAGCAACCTTTGCTGCTTCAGCAACCTTTGCTGCTTCAGCATTGATCTTTGAAGCTTCTTTGCCGTGATCAGCAATGCCTTGACCTAAAACAAAACTGACAACCATTGCAGTCAGCTTTGTGATCGTTGCGTCATCAACATCAAGTCCAATCTTTGCAACAAGTGTTGTGATCAGACCTGCAATCATTCCGACAAATTTCTTTGACGAAAGCAGTGCTTTGATAACGCTTAGAAAAGTTTTCAAACCGTTCACCTCCTTTCTTCTGTTCGTGACTATTCAAAAATCAAATTCAGTTCACTTGCCTTCAGCAAGTTTGGGCGAAACAACAAGCCAGCCTTCAGGAAGAATCACGTCTTCAACAACAATCCATTCATTGCCATTGTAATATGAAACGTCTGCTTCACTTGTCTTCACCAATTTCAGGACCGCTTGAGGCTTCCCGTTGATCGTCAAAGCTTCCTGCACGAAGATCACTTTCGGTCCCGTTTGACATCCCATCAAGATAGTCAGCACGCTTGCGATCAAGATAGCCTGAAACGCCTTTGTCAATTTCGTCATGCTCTTCTGCTCTCTTTGCTTCAGTTGTCGTATCAGGCTTTGACAACCATGGCACAAAGAATTCAAGCAGTGCTTTCAGTATCGCACCAATAATTGCGCCCATGATTTTAACCTTTCACCGAATCATTCACGCCCGAATCATAGCATGTCAAGAAGAAACTTGCCAAACTTACAACACCGACTCTTCAAAATTCGCAATTCCTGTCCTGATTGGGTGACGTTTTACGATATTGTATCCCATGCCGTCTGTCATATGTGTGCGATCAGAATCAGAGTTCTTGTCAAGCTCACCACTTCCACCTTCAACCAGTGCTGTCCCGTCCAAATCTTCAATTGAATGTTTACAGCGAGGATCAACCAACGCGCAAATCGCTCCTGTGTGCGACATGAACCGAGCATTCATTGAGTTGATCCGAACACGCTCACGAGGATTTGCCTTCGGCACGCGAATCTTCAAACGTGACCCAAAGACAGGACGCAATTCAGCTTTGATCAGATCCCAATCAGAACCCTTGACCTTTGCTGTCCCTTTCGCACCACCTGTTGCATCGCCATAGCAAACGACATCACCAAGATGATCTTCAAGCTTGTGTTTGTTTCCGTAAGCGTCTTCAAAAGTCAGCGTCAACGCTTTGCGGCAAACCATGGGAGTATTCGAGTTACGAGGAATCCAGACTTCACCGATAAACTTGGTGATTGGCTTTGACTTGTCAACCTTTTCAATTGATCCCGTATAAAGTGACTCCTGCGAAATTGAACAAATTCCAGGTGAAACGTTGAAGTCAAAGTTCAGGTGAATCGGAAGATTCGGATTG